GCGTTGGCGGCCGAGGCGTGCACGACCACAATCTGCAGGATCCCGCCCGCATCGACCGTGATCGTGCCCGCGGTCGTTGCGTTGTACTTCGGGATCCCGGTGAAGCCACCGGGACCGTGCATGACTTACGGCCCGCTCCGGCTCGCGAGCTGGTGGAAGCCCCAGGCGGGGGCGCCCCGCGCCTTCGACCCGTACGCCACCGTGTGCGTGTCGAAGACGATCGGATCGTCGGGGTTCGTGCGGTACACGAAGTCCGGCGCCATGCGGAGAAGCCACGAGAGCGCCTTGACGGGTTTGCTCGTGTCGAAGAGGTACCACACGCTGTCGTAGGTACCGCCACCGATGCTGGTCGAGCCGCCGAGGTCCGGCCACATGAGCCGGTCCGCGTAGCTCTTCATGACGTTCTCGGTCGCGCCGACGAGCGTCTGGTTCGGGTTCGCAGGGTTCGCCGTCGCCTGCGTGCCGATATTGCCGACCACCGGCAAGCCCATGAACTGCGCCTGAAGGATGGTGTCGGCCGTGAGCTTGAGCATCGGACCCGTCGCGAGGAGGTCGGGCATGATGCCCCACGGCTCCCCGGACGCCGTCTTGCGCCGCGACATGTCCTCGTAGACGGTCGCGAAGGCGTTCGGGGCGAGCCCGCCGCCGATGAGGATCGAGTTCACCGTAACGCCACCGCCCGTGTAGTCGTTCGGGAAGGTCCCCTTGCTGGCGTCGTAGAAGTCGTTCTGGTGCGCCGTATTGAAAAAGCTCAAGCCGTCGTAGCCGTTCTGGTAGCTGTTGGTCCAGTAGCCCTGGTTCTGCAGGAGGTCCCGAACTTGGTAGTCCGGCCACTTCGCCATCTGCAAACCCATGAACGACACCACCGGGTTGTAGAGGCCGTACTGGTCGTCCTGCAGCTTGAAGAGGTCGATGCTCTCGGTGAGCTCGAACGGCTGGATGGGCACCTGGTAGGTGATCGGCGCAGGCGTGCGCGTGATACGAGGACCGACCCACACGCGAGCCTTGTCGATCATGTCGACCCAGCCGGTGAGCCAGATCTCGGTCGACACCGGGTAGGTCGTCGTGAGCTTGTTGTAGAACAGCGGAGCGGCACCCAGCGCCGTCCAGAACCGCGTCTCGAGCGCGGTGAAGAAGACGTTGAGATTCTGCGGAGTGATCAGCATGGGTGGGGCCTCAGAAGTTCCAGACTTGGATCTTCACGGTGGAGGTGTCGGTGTTGCTCGAGGACGTGACGACGAGCGACGACGTGCCGGGGTATCCGGTCGTCGTCGTCGACATGCGGAGGATTCCCTGCGAGCCGCCCGGCGTGACCGGGATGGGCGAGTACTGCGCTCTCGCGCACACGAAGAGCGTGGAGTTCGCAGCGCTGACGCCCGCCACCATGGCCGCCGTCGTCACGGCCTGGAAGCGCGGGTAGAAGACCGGATCGTTCGTGCCGATGATCTGGCCCGACGCCGCGAGCGACCGCCAGGTGTTCCCGGCCCACGCCGTACCCTCGCCGCCGATCGCGAGGTCGAGCCCCTGGATCACCGCGCCGCCGGTGGTGAACCAGTCGGGTCGCTGAAGTGTCCACTTCGAGCCGGCACCGCCGAGCGAGGTGATGACCCACGGCCCCGAGTCGAAGAAGCCGACCAGGTTCGCCGTGTTCGCCGGGATGAACACGACGTCGCCGACGACGTTGGTGATGCCGTCCTGCACTTGCCACGCACCATTCGCCGTCTCCGTCAGTATGTTCGTACCGCTGCCGGTGTACGACTGCAGCAACGTGACGACAGCGCGCGCCTTGTACTGCGTCGCGAGCTGCGTGAGCTCGGGGTTCTGCGCGTACGGATTGGACAGGCCGACGAAGACGCCGACCTGACCGGACAGCGGCGACGGAGCCATGTCGCCCGCGGGGTCAACGATGAAACCGGCGTACGGCCGCGTGCCGCCGGCATCCGAGAGCGACACGGTATTGTCGTCGCTCGCGTAGACGTTGGCGCCGACGTTCGCGATGGTGATCGTCGAGTCGGCGTTGATGTTGAAGTAGAAGACGCCCTGGCGGACCTGCACGGTGATGCTGCCCGCGGCGCCAGTAGCGCCGGGAGAACCACCAGTCGCCTGGTTCAGCGCCTGGCGGTCTGCGCGCCCGATGCACTTGAGCGCCGCTGTTGCCGACGAGGGCACCGCGTACCCGCTCGCGTTCAGTGCGACGAGCGCGCCTCCGTAGATGCTCGTTGACGCGGCGACCGGATACCCGAGAATCGTCGGGAAGACCTCATTATCGAGGTTGAGCTTGTCGGTCTTTCGATCTTGGATGAGCGCGGTCATCGGTCACTTCCCATGGCGCTTGCGCGCGCCGGTTCGCTTGTTCATCTGCTCGACGAAGGCGTCGAACGTCATTCCCGAGTTCGCGGCCATCGACTCGACGATCTGCCGTTGCTCGGGGCTCATGCTCTGCGCGTCGAGACGCCCCTGGCGCTGCTCGTCGGCATTCACCTCGTCGCCCTCGCCCGCAAGCGAGCGACCGACGAGCGGTCCGTCATCCAGGGTCCGCGCGCGCTTCGGCGCGACCTCGAGGTAGGCACGAAGCCACTTGATGTCGCCGAGGCCCTTCTCGCGAAGCGACTTGACCTGCGCCTTCGTGACCTTGCCTTCGCGGCGAGCGGTCGCCAGGAGCGCGTCGACCTTCTCTCGCTTGGTACTGGCCTGGATGCGTGCGACGTCCTTCGCCAGCTTGGACGTCGTCTTCGACGCCTCCGCCATGGCGGCGAGCGCGCCGAGAATCGAGCGAACCGACCGCTTGCCGGTGAGCTTCTGGCACTCTGCCTTGAGGCTCTTCAGGCCAGCGAGCGACTTCGGACGGACAGCACGGCGAACCGACTTGAGGTTGGCGCGCGCCGACGCGATGAGCTTCTTGCTCTTCGACTTGCGCGCAGAGGCGAGGACGGCCCGAGCGGAGCGAAGTGCTGAGGCGCGAGCCTCTTCCTCCTCTTCCTCTTCTTCGGACTCCTCCTCTTCCTCCTCTTCCTCCTCCTCGCCGTCGTCGGAGGGATCGCCGTCCTCCTCTTCGTCCTCTTCCTCTTCCTCGGAGTCGTCGTCATCGTCTCCGTCGTCGTCATCGTCCTCGTCGTCCTCGTCTTCCTCCTCCTCTTCGGCGGCAGGCTTGCGAGGCTCGTCGTCAGACTCCTCCGACTCCTCCTCTTCCTCTTCCTCCTCCTCTTCCTCTTCGGTCTCTGACCGAACGGAAGCGCGCGCGGACGGACTGCGCGCCTCGAGCTTCGCCTTGAACTGCGCGAGCGCTGCGGACGCAGCGTCGAGGGCCTTCGCGGCCTTCTCGCGCGCGGTGGGCGTGGTTGCAGCGGCGATCGCCTTCATGGCGTCGTCGCGGCGCTTCTGGAGTTGAAGGAGCGTCATGTTCCTTGGTTCCTTGTTTCGTGTCACGCGACCGCCATTGCGGCGTCGTCATCCAGTTCGGGTTCGTCGAGAGAGCGAGTGACCATGCGAAGGAAGGCGTCCCACCCGAGAACGCCGTCCGCGATTCCAACGTCAACCGCGGTCTGGCCGATGAAGACTCCGGCCTCGAGGTCCGCGATGTTCTGCTTCGACACGAGCGTGCCGAGTGATCGCGTTCGCGACTTGGAGACCACTCCCCAGAACACGTCTGCCAGCTGCATCACGCGGACTTGCAGACGATCGCGAATGTCGTCGGTAATCGGACGATCCGCGTGGTGGTCGACCTTCTGCTCACCGCTGACGATGAGCTCGATATTGACTCCGGTCTTGCGGTTCTGCGATGTCCGGTCGAAGAGCGTCGCGATGACGCCGATGCTGCCGACCGTGCCGGTATCCGGCAGCCAGATCTCGTCGGCTGCGCACGCGAGCTCGTAAGCCGCAGAGCACGCCATCTCGTTCGCATAGGCGTAGATGGGAATCCCGTGCTTCTTGCTGAGCGCGCGGATCTTCCGATGCGCCCACGTCGCGCCAGCCGCCTCGCCGCCAGGGCTGTCGATCTTGAGGACAATCGCGCGCGCCGGGATGGCCGCGAGTTCCTCGTAGTCCTTCTTCCAGCCGTTCATCCACGCGTCGAGCTGGACCAGGTCCTGCCCGGTCATGGCGTCCTCGATGCGCTGGACGATCGCTTCGTACGAGTCCCACCAGAACGTGCGGTGATGTTCGAGCGGTCCGTGAATCGTAACGATCGCCACACCGTCTTGCGTGCGATCGTTCGGGACCTGGCCCGTGTAGAGGTACGAGAAGTCGACCGCCTGCGGCTCGATGGCGAGAACCTCGCCCGCTTGCATGTGCGGGCGGAATTGACGAGGCTCGCTACGCCGCCGTCGATCGCGCGCGGATGCCCTGTCGCCTGACTCGTGCGGCTGCATTTCGATTGCTGTCGTCCTTCGAGTCGTCGTCCTGATCGTGGTCGTCGAGCTGCTGCTCGGCCACGTCGCCATCGCTGCCGGTGGACTGCGCGATCTTCGATTCCACTTGCGTAGGATCCACGTGCTCCACGTCGCCAAGTTCGATGCCGAAGCGCCGAGCCATCCGCACCGGGTCCTTCACCCGAATGCCCGCGAGACGCATGAAGTTCAGCGCCATCCCGAGTGACTGCGCGGTCTGCGCGTTGGTCTTCTGATCTTCCGGCGGCGATACGTCCCAGACGATTCGCGGTGCGAGGTCGGGGTCGCCGTAGTTCAGCGCCGCGAAGGGCCGCGCAACCTGGACGTAGAGCGTCCTCGCGAGCGCGCGAGCGTCAGCCTCGAGGATGGCCTGTCGCACGTCCGCGTGAACGCGCGCGGCTGCGAGGCTGCCCTCCTTGACCTGCGAAGTCAGGTTCTGCCCGAGCAGCGCGAGAGTGATCTCGTCGTTGCACTGCTCGATGAGCGCCTTGAACGACTGCCAGCCTTGATCCTGGGGTTCGAGATACCGCAGGTCGTACTTGCCGTACTTCTGCGGATCGACGTTGCCCGGGAGCTGGATGACGTTGTCCTGGCCGAGATTGCTGATGGCCAGGGTGAACGCGTTGATGTCGTTCGGGTCGCCACCGAAGGGCGTATCCGCGAGGACCGTCGGGAAGCCGTGCTTCTCGCAGTACGCGGCCCAGTCGCGAAGCGCGTAGTTCCGCGCGAGCCACCATTGCGCGAGCGCGCGTAGAGCTCCGCGCATCCACCCGCGGTACGTGCCGTACGGCGCATGGAGCACCCAGTGCCCATCGCCCCCGGTGATGGGGTACTGCCCGTCGAGCGTGACCGCGACGTGTACGCGCCAGACCCAGTGGTAGTAGCTGTACCGCGCGTTGAATGGCTGCAGGTACGGGAGCCACGTCTTGCCTCCGGTGTCCCAGAGGATCTGGTCGTACGCGAAGCCGAGGCTCGACGTCGTCTCGAGGAGATCGAGGAGCGCCGGCTCCGGGTGCATGGCCGGCCAGTGCCGCTCCCAGAGGCGGCAGGCCTTTTTAGCGAGATCCTTGTCAGGATGCTTCGCGGGCTTGAATCGCAGCGGTTGGCTGAGCAGGCCCCCCGAGCGCGAGCGCATCGCGCTCTGCACGCGCGAATCGCTGGCGATGGTGTCCTGCAGCTGCGAGGGTCGGTCGAAGAGGCCGACCGTCAGGTCCTGCAGCGCCGTGCGGACATCCGCGACCTGCCATCCCTGCTGGATGACGACGTTCGGGATCTCGCGGTGAATCGTCAGCGCGCGCTGACGAAGCGCGGCGCCATCCTTGAGAGGATCGGCGATCGGCTGGAAAGCCGGATCGTTCGTATTCGGCTGCTGAGCCCCCAGACCGGGGTAGCCCGTCGAACCGTTGGGCGGCCCGAGTCCGCCGGGCACGCCTTGGGTCACTGGAGGTCCTTACGTGCCGGTGATCTGTCTGAGCACTTCGCCGACGTGCAAGTGCCTACTCTTCATCCGAAAGCAGCATCACGATCGCCGGCTGCTCGCCGCGACCCGGCTTGCCGTCCTTGCCCGGCTGCGCAGCCACGGCCTCGAGCTCGACGACGGCGCAGTACACGTGCGTCTCCTCCTGCTTCACGAGGATGCGGTTCTCGGGGTGCGCCTCGAGGAGCTCCTCCTTCGAGTTCCACCTCTTCCCGACGCAGTGAGGCGAGCGGCAGACCCACTTCGCGTGCTCGGCGGCTGCGCGATGGCGGGTGATGTCTTTCACGTCGATGTGAACGATGGTCCCGACGGCGGCGAAGCCACCGTTCGCCAGCGGCATCGCGATCCCGACCCGATGCGTGAAGGTGCGACCGATGCGCGCCGCGATGACGCCGAACCGCTTGGCAACGCTGGTGACGGGAGCCGGACCGTTGCGGTCGGCGCTGGGAGACTGGAACATGTGGGAGGCCTAGTGGTGTGAGAGGTCGAAAAAATCGCGCTCGTTCGTCGGGTCGACGTCCTTGAACTTGTCGGCCTCGCGAACGATGGTGAGCTTGCCGATCGGCTTGTCGAACGCTGGGTGCATGACGAAACCGTTCACGATGCGACTGCCACGGCTGCCGCTCGAGTTCGAGCCAGTGCCTCGCACGCTCGAGGGCAGGTCGAAGCAGCAGCAGTCCGGAAGGCCGAAGGTCCGCACGAGCGTCCCATGCTCGAAGTCCCTGACACCACGCCACTTGCTCTCGCCGGTCCAAGGCGAACCGGGCGCACCATCGAAGCGCACGGGAGTCTGACCGCTGAAGCGCGAGACGCCGCGGCCTAGGATGTTCATCGTCATCGTCGCACCCCGAACAGGATTCCCGTCACGACGCCGGCGTTGGACAGCGAGCAGAGCCACCACCAACGACGCATCAGTCGCCCACCTTCACGCCGCTGGTAGCGATTGCTGACCGCGGACCTTCGCCGACTGAAGCGCCGGGCCGAGGACGAGGAATCGGACCCTTGTCCGTCAGCGCAACGCGCTCGCGCCGCACGTGGTGGTAGACCTCGGGCTGCTTGGGGCGCTTCGTCTTGCGGTCTTTCATTGTCGTCCGAACATCGAGCCGCCGAGGTTCTCGAATTGCGTCTTCACGAGGGGACCCTGCGGCGTCATGCCTGCGTTGCTCATCGCGAGCTGCTGCGCGAGGCGGTCGGCTTCCTCGGTCCGACCCGCTCGAGCGGCTTCGAGAATCTGCAGCTCAACACGCCGCCGCTCACCAGCGGGGTAGTCAGGGCGAAGGCCCATCCGTTGCCAGAGGAGCCACGCTGCGCGGCGAACGATCGCGTCGTCGGGGTCCGCAAGCTCGTCGCTCTCGACTGCCTCGACCTCGATCGTCTCGCCTCGAAAAGCGAACCGGGCGCCGACTGCCAGCTTGCCGTCGGCGAGCGTGACGCGCTTGATGCGCAGGTCCGGGCACCACTCGCGCACCCACTGGAGCAGGACGGCGCGGTCTGCGTCGACGGGGAGGCGAGGGCGGTAGGGGGGCTCGCGGGTTGTGGCAATCACCACTTCACCGCGCCCGTCGGCTGGAAGGGATTCCCGCCGAACTTCTGGAATTGTGTCGTCGTCACACGAGGCTTGCTCGGCATCCCGCGATGCAGCTGGTCGAACGCTGCTGCGAGAGCGTCTACCTGGTCGTCGTGCCGATCGTTCACGCCGGTGAACCCGCACACCTCCGAGGCGAAGGCTTGCAGCCACGGGGCGCGCGGCGGCACAAGCACCTTGCCAGCCTTCCACGCACCGGCCACCGGTTGCGCCCGAACGTGCTTGTCCGCCGTGGCCAGTTCCGAGCGCAGGGGAAACTTCAGCTCCTCGCGGAGGAGGTCAGCCATTCCCTGCTCGGTTGTCGATGCGTACCATAGCCAATGCGAGGTCGGATATGTGGCCCGCAGTGTTCGAAGACGAACGCAGAAGTCGGGGAGCTTCTCCTGCGCTCGAACGACGTCGAGCACGTAGAACTTGCCATCAGACTCCGCAAGGACAACCGCGACACTGAAGTCGGAGCGTGTCTTCGCCGTGTACGCGAAGTCGACGCCAATCGCGACGCGGTATTCCTTCGGCGGCTCTTCATAGTTGTGCAGGTCGTGGAAGAGCGAGGCGCCGCGGACGCGCGGGTTGCCCATGTAGACCGACCACCAGTCGTATTCGTTGGTGGCCTCGATCTCGCGCAGCATCCGCACGGGATGCAGTTCCTCGCAGAGCGCTCGACCCTGCTCGTCGATCGCCGGCAGGTTCAGCTTCTGGTACCGAGGCTTGTCCGGGTCGTCGAGGTCCCGGAGCTCGGCGAGCTGCCCGATGAGGTCGTCGGGGTGAAACCGCGTGTGCGTGACGACGATCGAAGTCGTCTTGTGAATGCGGGTCGTTGCGACGGTGTCGAAGAACTCGCGCACGCGCTGCCGGAAGATCGGCGACTCGGCCTCGGGGCGATTCTTGTACGGGTCGTCGACGATGAGCAACCCGTCGACCTTCTGACCGGTGAGGGGCCCGCCGATACCGAGGGCCAGGAGTCCGCCCCCCTCGAGCGTGCGCCACTCGCGCTTGGCCGTCGTGTCGTCTCGGAGCTGGACGCCAGCACGCCGTGCGTACTCGCGACACCGTGCGCTCATCGACTCGGCAAGCGTCGCCGTGTGCATGACGAGCGCGTTCGTCCGGGCTGGGTACCGGAGGAGCATCTGCACCAGGGCGTGCAGCTCGAGCTCCGTCTTGCCGTGCTGCGGGGGCGTCGAATTCAGCGAGCGAATCGGCTCGCCGCTGGTCGCCTTGTCGAACTGGACGCCGATCGGCTCCATCCACGACGGCCGCATCAAGTGCGGGTTCAGCGCGGGAATGAAGTCGAGGAGCGGGAGCTCAGTGAGCGACGGAGCCATCTGCTGGCGTCGCATCTGCGCGCGAAGCTTCGCGAGCCGCTGAGCCTGCGACCGCAGCGCTAGAATCTTGTTGATGCTGTCCACCGAGAAGCCCTTCGGCGAGGAGTTGCCGCGCGTTCACGATGTCGGTCAGAATCTTCGCGGCACCCACGATCGAGTGAATCGCGTCAGGGTCGCGGTGGTCCGCTTCCTTCGCGGCTCGGGTGATGAACCCAAAACACTCCGTCAGCGCGCCTGGGATGACCGCCATCCATGCTGCGTTCGTATCCTCGAGCCGGTCGGCGACAAGCTGCGACAACTCCTTGTCGCCCGTATCGAGCCGCTTCTTCCAGCGCTCAAGCGTGCGGCGCGAAATCTTGTACTTCGCGCAGGTCGCCTGGATGCCGAATGTGACGGACTCGGCGATCGCCTTGGCCGCTCTATCGCGGAGGAAGCGTTTGCCGCCGATGGGCATGGGAGTATTCGGGGCTCACGCAGTGACGCCGACATCAGGAGGGGGTAGTCGGGCCCTGCGCGTAGCCCCCATCTATTCACTGCGCCGCAGCTGTCGCGTTTGGCGTATTCGACTTGTCGCGCGCGAGGACGTCAACCCGCCCTTCGAGCTCGGCAACTCGTCGCTCCAAATCTTCGAGACGGGCAGAAACACGCCTATCCAGCGGCGGGCGAGACCCACGCGCCAATGCATCAAGCTGCGACTTTGTGATGCCACGACGTTTTTTCGCGGGGCCGACGAGCGTGACGAATTCCGCCGGTAGCATCGACAGCCACCGCTCGGCAGATCGGAGCGACCAGCCACGGATACGGGCAACGTCCTTCGCACGGAGAACGGGGGGCTCGCGGTGGGCGCTCACGCTGCCGATGCCTCCCACGCCCCCCGATACTCCACCGCCGCCCGGACGATCGCCTGCTCGCACTGCCGACCGACGTCCTTCACCAATGCCCCGCGCTCCGCCTTGGCGGCCTCCAGGCGCGCCTTTGCCGCCGCCGCTGCCTCTCCCTCGCGCTTGGCGACCGAGACGCGTAGCAGGGCAGCGAAGGCCGCTAGCGAGCCAACTACCGCACGCGCGACCCGCCGGTACTCGTCGTCGACGTCCTTCGGCCATAGCCCACGGTCGAGCAGGTGCATGCCAGGCGGTAGGCCGCCGTAGAGCGCGTTGAGCACTACCAGCGAGCGCGAGGGCATCGCCGCGAGTGCGAGCCACGCGCGCCGAATCGAATCGCGCTCAGCCCTGCGCTTGCTGCAGTACCGGTCCTGCGGCCAGTCGCGCTCCTGCATCGACGGGGCGACGTGGTGGACGAAGATCGTCTGCTCGCCGGACGCGACAGGTGCGCGCTTGTGCGCTCCGACCGCCGCGTTCTCGGCGAGGTGCTGCAGCTGCGCGCTCATGCTCGAGGCGGCGCCGGCGTCCGACTCCCACTCGCCGAGGACGTAGCGCACCCAGTGCGCTTCGCTGTTCGTGAGACGTAGACGCGATTGCTTCGAGATTCGCGCTTCGAACGATTCGACCTTCATTGCTGCAGCCTGCATGCTCCTCCTCCTTCTGGCCCGCGACCGGCGCGGACTCGCAATTACTGTCTCCACTCCTTCGGATAGTCACCAGCGCCGAGCTTCAGTCGCTGCGTTTTCGACATCTGCAACACGGTCGGCGCATCCCGTCCGATGCGTTCTTCAGTTCGAGCGCGATGGCCACCGTGGTATCGCGATCAATAAGCTCGCGATTCCGAATGACGGCTTCTGCGGGTATTCGCACAAGCGTCGCAGCGACACGGATGCACTCCGACTGGAGCGTTTTTAGGCTCGCGGTGACTTGCGCGAGTGCGTCTTCGATTGGCCGGCCCTTGCCGTCGGAACAGCAATAGCCAGGGCCTTTGCAAAAATCGCGACGCTGGCCAGCACTCACGACCTCCTCCCCCCCGCCATCGGCGGCACCTTCGTCTCCGGCCCCGCGATCGCCAGCCCGCTCGACGCCGCCCGCAGCTGCATCGTCTGCTGCTCGCCGATGGCGATCGCCTGCCTCACCTTCGCCTGGTCTTCCGGCGAGAGCTCCGAGATGGACTTCACCGTCGCGCTCTTGCCGAGGTCGAGCGAGTCGAAGCTCGGCAGCAGCAGCACCGGCGCGCCGATCCAGTGGACGCGTACCTGGCCGGGTGCGATCTGTTCGGCTTGAATCGATAGGGCGTAGATGGGCGAGAGACGACGAGGGGCGTCGGCGACGGGAGTCCACCCCGCGAAGATGCGCTCGAGCGCCTGTACCCGCCCGACGAACGTCTGCCCGCTGTCGAACGCGATGACCCAGTTCTCGTCTGTAGGCGCGTGTACGTTTGCTTGTCCGTTCATGGGATTCCTCCTTCAGGTCTTTACAGTGTCACTTTACGACACACGCCAAACCGACCGTAGGCACGTAGGTACTTGTTGGTAGCGACTTCGCTATCCCGCTCTCCTGCGCGCGTACGCGTGAGAGCGATAAAGAAACTACTACCTACAAGTACCAACATACCTACAACGGTTTTTTGCGCGTAAGTCATTGAATGCCCTCGCGATTCAAGAAAAACGACAGCGATCCATCGTCTTCGACCGTTGGTACGTAGGTACTTGCAGGTACCTGGCTCGCAGAGTTGGTGCTTGGCGCGTGGCCGTTCTCGCTTTGCTGCCTGCAGGTACCTACGTCCTCGCGCTCCCGATCGGTCGACAGTCTGACGCCGGCCCATCCGTTGACCACGCGCGTACCGATTCGAACCGTCGTCTCGGTCACTCCGTTCTCTCGAAGTCGAGCTGCGAACCGCTTCGCACCGAAGGGCTCCATGCCCGACTCTTTGCAGTACGCCTCGTAGGTCTCGCGGAGTTCCTTTCTGGCGATCTTCGCCTGCGCCTCGAACATGACCTGCAGCCGAAAGAATTCGCCCAGGACGTCGTTTTCCTGTCGGTAGGCTGCCGTAGCCCTTCCGACCGCGGCGGGCGCGTCCAGACCCCGTTTTTGCCAAGCCAGACACCCTTCTACGGACCACCGCAGGATGCCGGAGAGTTCGGCTTTGAGTTTTTGAGGAAGCATCGGATCTCGCTCCTCCGACGGAATGGTCACGGTCCAGGGAACGAGCTTCATCCGCCGCCAGATGCCCTCGTCGTCCCCACGCACGGTGGGCTTGTGGTTGCCAGCCACGAAGAGCTTGTGTGTTGGCACGAACGACCAGAAGTCCTCCCGCATCCGCCGGCACTCGATCGGATCGCCTCCGGTGAGGTCCTTCGTGAGCGCCTCGTCGAATGTCTGTCCCTCCTCGATCTCGCTGCACGTAACGAAGCGACGGCCGTACAGCGAGGCGAGCTCGGTCGGGTGCCGGTCACCCTTCGACCGGAATAGCAGACCGCGCGGCGCGGGTGTCGCGTAGTCGCCCATAATCGCGTGTATGGCGCCGAGAAACGTCGACTTACCGTTCGCGCCCCCGCCGAAGAAGAACCCGAGTACATGCTCTTGGACGCTACCGGTCAGGGCGTATCCGATGATGCGCTGCAGGTAGTCGACGAGATCGGCGTTGCCACCCATGACGCGGTCGAGGAACGCGAGCCACGTCGGCGCCTGCGCGTCTGGGTCGTAGTCGACGGGCGCTAGTCGGGTGATGAGATCGTCTCGTCGGTGCTCGCGGAGTTCACCCGTCCGCAGGTCGATCGTCCCGTTCTCGACGTTGAGTAGCCACGGGTCTGGGTCGAGAAGCTTGTGCGACAGCGAGAGCACTTCGGCCTTCTGCGCGAGGCTCTTCATCGAGCCTAGACGCTTCGCCGATTGTGAATCGATCGCCCACGACATTGCCTTTTTTGCGGTCTTCTTCCCTGCGTCAAGTTCGTCGTCCGACTCGGCGAGCTCGGCTTCCTTCGACGCGTCGTAGGCCTCCTCGAGCATCTTGCGAACGGTCTGAATCGCCGCCCTGTCCCAGTGCCCGGTCTCGTCGATGCACCACCGCTGCCCGTCCCACGCGAGACCCTTCTTCCAGGGCCCGACGTAACGCAGATTATCGCCATGCAGCTCCACGAGCCGCTCGGCGTTCGCAAGGTCGGTGAACGGGGCAGTAGGCATCAGCCCGCCTTGTCTCCCCATATGGAACGAGGCTGCAGCTCTTGCGTCACGCGCTTGGCGGCGTAGTGGACGTTCGACGGGAAGAACCGAAGAACGTCCTTGTACGTTCGGTTCGCGCAGTGGGCATGAGCACAGCGAAACCCACCCATTGTGCGGCCGACCGCGCGCGGAAAAATAACGGTCGACGAGTCGCGACTGTCGCCGCGCTTGTCTGTGTGTTCCTCCAGCCACGGGCAGCGCACCATGCGTTTGCCGTCGGCGATCAGTGGGCCGAGCCAGCCCATGTGCTCGAAGGCGGCACCGAGGAAGCTAGCGCGCGCGTCCTCTCCGCTGGATGGTAGCGACGGAGCGACGCGACGCGACGTCATCCGGGCGAGCCACGCGTTTGGCAGTTCGGCGACTTGAGATTCTGACGGGTGCGAGCCAACGTCCCAGCGGTACTCTCCGCTGTAGTCGCGGGTCACGATGTACGACGGCGGCGCGACGACGTAGCCCTGGTACTTGATATCGACGCCGGGTCCGAGCGTCCCGGCGTACTCGCCGACCTGGTCGCGGTAGTAGTAGTGCTGGCCGACGCCGGGCGTGAGAACGGTCCATGTTTGCGGGACGGGGCCGAGTTCATTCTGCAACTTGCCGAACGTCTCATCCCCCCCGTTCCTCGGGTCGACGTCGATGACGACGAGGCCCGACGGCGCGCAGGCGATCCCGATGTTCGCGTCGGGCGCCTTCGTCCACCAGTTGCGGATGATGCCTGCGTCGACGGTGGCAGAGAGAAAGCCGTTGGGCGCGAGACGGCCGAGAGGCACCTTCGCTCTTTGGCCCAGCGGGAAGACGTGGATCGAGAACTTCGAGGCGTAGGCGAGCGCGGAGGAAAGGAAGGTCATGCGGCCTCCGGGTGTGCATACGCGGTAATCCAGCAATCGGGAGGCTCGAGCCGGTAGCTCACGCAAGACACATCACAGTTCGGGAGACCGCTGCGGATGGTTGCCGCAAGGGCGCTGATTGCTCTCCAGATCGGTCCGGATGCGCAAACCGGTGTGATGTACGTCCAGCCGCGGATCTCTCGGCGATCTAACTTCTGCGGCGTGCGAAGCAGAACGAGTTCACCCGTCGGAGCCACAAATGCGCGTTCGACGAACGGAGGTTCGCCCTTCGCGCGAGCCTTTTCCCAGGCCTTCTCGCAGGCTCTTCGGACAGTGATGCAGGCCAGATCGAGAGCACTCACGCCGCCCTCCATCGCACCTGGTTGACTGCCTCGAGGGCGTCGTTGACCGACCTTACGACCACGACGACGACGCCCACCGCTCGGAGTGCCTCGTGACAGCAGAGCTGCTCGGGAGTGGGCTTCGCGGCGCCTGTCTTGACCTCGAGGGCAACGAGGCGCCCGTACACGGCCACAAGGATGTCGGGCGATCCCTCGCTCACCGGCCAGCCGTAGGGCACGGCGAAGACTTTCGTCGGATCGTCGCGACGCGGATACTTCGCCAAGCCGCACGGGTTGTCCCCGGCGATGACCCCCGGGAGCGATCCGATCGCGGCAAGGACCTGGCGGACGAGCGCGGTATGAGCGGCGGTTCGATTCACGCGGAGGCCTCCTTCGCTGCGGGCGTTCGCACTCTCTGCTTCCTGAAGATGCTCTGGGCGATGCGCGGGATCTGCTGTTCAGAGAACCGCCCGGTCGCGCGCAGCCGCTTCTCGATCCCCCGAATCGCGATGGCGTCGCGCACCTCGAGCGGCCTCTCATCGAGCCGCGACAGTTCCTGCCGCTCGATACGCGTCGCCCTTCGTGCAACGCGGCCACCCCGGATAGATTCTCCGCACCTGGGGCACTCGGTGGGTCCCGAGTGAAAGACAGCGAAGCAGTGCGCGCAGCGCATGAGGATGACCTTCAAGTCGTCGCCCGCGCGACGCGGGGGACCGTCGAGCGACCAGACGCGGTCGTCGTCGGGCAGCCCGTGAAGTATGGCTGCGCCGGTGAGGTCGATGACGGTCGCGCGCGTTTTGCCGGTCGCCGGCGAGGGGCGGAGTGCACGACCGACGGCCTGCAGGTACGACCCGCAGACGGAGAACTGGCGGGCAAGAACGACGGTGTCGACCGCCGGGCTATCCCAGCCCTCAAGGAAGACGCCGCAGCCGACGAGGACGAGCGGCTCCCCCGCAGCGAGACGTTCTCGGGCTTCACGTCGCGCTGTCCGAGACGTTCCCCCGAGGATGACGACAGCCCGAGATCCGATGCGCTCAGCGAGCTTCTCCGCTGCGGCGGCATCGCGGCAGAAGATCATCGACGGGCGACCGGGCGCGAACTCCTGGAGCGCCTGCACCGGATCGCGCGCGAGCGACCCGTCGAGCGGAGCCGGCGGCGAGAGGACCTCAGCGGAGACGAGATGCCCCTGGGCGACGAGCTCCTTCATCGAGGGGCCCGTCACGAGCTCCTGGAAGACGTCGCCAAGCGACTGCCCGTCGCCGCGCTGGGGGGTAGCCGTGAGGCCGAGCAGCAGCGCGCGGGGGTAGCGCTCGAGCACCGCACGGACGGAAGCAGCCATCGCGCGATGGCACTCGTCGAGGATGAAGAAGTCGGCCGGAGGAGCGTCCTGGCGTGCGGCGAGCGTTTGCAGCGATGCCACCTGCACCGGCGCATCGGGCGTGCGCTTGCGCGACGCCTGCACGATTCCGTGGGCGATTTCAGCCTTCTCGAGCCGACTCGACGTGTCGTCGATGAGCGCGTCGAGGTGCGCCGCGAAGACGATTCGGCCGTGCTGCGCGATGCCGCGTCGGATCACTTCCGCGGCGGTGTGCGTTTTGCCGGCTCCCGTCGACATCTGCAAGCAGACCGCGCGTGCGCCCTGCCACATGGCCTGGCGCACGCGCTCGATGGCTTCGACTTGGTACGGTCTCAGCATCGCGCTCCCCACCGACCAGGCGGAGGCACGTGCCGACCCTTCGCCTTCATGTCGTCGTACGTTGTCATGTCGCCGCCAGCGACTCCGCGGTGACGGCGCACATCCGCCGGACGAGATCCTGGGTTGAGGTCTGCTGCTGGACGATGACGTCGGCGACGTCGGCGAACTGCTCGCGGATGTGCTTGCCGATGGTCTCGTCGGCCACCTTGCGCGCAGCCCAGTAGCCGCCCGACTTCGCCGCTTCGACGAGCTGCTTGAAGATCGGGGCGTAGGCGGCGGCGGCGGCGGCGGCGGCGTAGGCGGCGACGGCGTAGGCGGCGGCGGCGGCGTCGGCTTTGATTGTGGCCCACGACTCCTGGCGCTTTTGCTGCGCCGCT